AGGTGCAGCATCTTCGGGTTGCGTTCTTTCAACGCCTGGGTCACGGTCATGTACGTGTTCTTATCCGTGTGATGATGGGCCTCATCGGTGATCATGTAATCGATCTTCCCAATGCGCTCCAGCCGGGACGCGCTCGCCAGTGTCTGGACCGTGGCCACGATCAACTGCCGATCGTGCTCATCCTGCTCCGCCATCACGATCCCGGCACGTCCCTGCCACTCCGGGTAATACGAGTACAGACGGGCAATGGGCTGGTCGATGAGCTCCTTTCGGTGTGCCAGGATCAGGCCACGCTTGCCGTCCTGCAGCACATCATTCAGCAGCGACAGGAACACGGCCGTCTTGCCCCCACCCGTCGCCATGGTCCCCAGTACATCCGTGTAACCGCTCAGCCAGTCCTGTTTTACAGCCTCAATGGCCTCGGATTGATAAGATCTAAGCTGGATCATTTCAACCCCACTTCTGTACCCGTTTGCGCCCGCTGCTCTTTAGTTCCGCATCGGTTTTTTCGGTCCTGGGTTCGAAGGATACATACACCAGGTTCAGATAACTGGCTTCCGCTTTAAAATTTCGTTCTGCTTCTTCCGTGTCCTTGTAAAGTCCAAAATCAAACAGGTCAATGCCAGCCTGTGATTTGAAATATCCAACCCATTCAGAAAATGTTTTTAATTCTTCCATCCTCGCCTGGTAGTTTTTTTCGGCCTGTATTCTGTTCTCGACCATCTGGGCGGACGGCAAATTCTTCCACTCCGGATCCAGGAACATGGCATCATCCCTGGTGCACAATGCTGCCTTCAAACGTGCGTGCAGATCATCATGGCAGGTGTGGCATAACAGCACGATGTCATCTACGGTTTTTTCAAATCCTATCGTGCGATAGTGGCGGTGATGTACCACCAGCGCCTTCTTCGCTCCGCACTTTGCACACTTCTCGCCATAGTGTTCGATAGCCAGTTTGATCAGGGTTGTGATCCGTTCCGGATTCACCGCAACCAGGCTGTCATTCCCCCGACTCCATGGGTGGGTCTTTTTGTACTCCCGATTTTCCTGAAATTTTCTGTAGTATTTTTTCATTTTCAACCCTTTAATGCTCTTTCCAGCATTAATCGCTTTTTATTTTTGCTGGATTCCGTATTAATTAATTAACTCTTTAATATGTCATCCAGCATTAATCCCGGCATTTTGATACCTCACGAGATGGCCTTCCACGCCCTGATGTCTTGCTCACAGACACCTCCCACCCAGGAAATTTTGAGATAATTTCAAGATACTTTGTTGCAGTTTCCCTGTTGATTCCCAACTCCACCAGGTCGCTGATCTTGATGGTTTCGCAGTCCGCCATCAGCTTCTGCACCAGCCCCCACTTGAACACGTCCACGCCCATCGGTGCGTCCATCACGTCACGCATCGTCAGCAGCTTGTCTGGCGGCAGCGCTCGGATCGGGATATTGGTCAGCAGCCAGATGTCCACCGGATGATTGACAGGCCGTCCCCGGTGTGCCGCCTGGATGATCTCGTCCTCCCGCATCACCTCCACCAGCGTCTGCAAATTGCGGTCGTGGTGGAAACCGCTCACCGGGTACGATCGTCCCAACCCGTCCTCGTCGGCAAACTGGTAAACCACGTCCTGCGTGCACCAGGTCACGTCAAAGGGCGTCATCCGTTCCCACCAGATCATCTTCGCCATCTTCACCACCGAGAAAATATCCGGCTGCGGCGCGCCAAGCACCATCACCGCATCCGCATCCTCGTAGGCGTTCGTGCCCCTTGCCGCGTAGAAATGCGCCCGGTCAATCGTGAGATCCGTATTCTCCACGAAGTCCTTAAAACTGATCACCACCGGGCGCAGGTACTCGTATTTCTCCACGATTCTCCGCACCAGGTCTTCGGCCTGATGTGCCTTCAGCGTGCGGCTTTTGTTCTCGCCCAGGATGGCATGTTTCCCGTTCGCCCGATCCACCACCTGGTAAATATTCCCGTGAATATGCGGGCTGGCATCCACCACCCGTACTGGCCTCTGGAACAGCGTCTCGTAGATCTCCGCCCTCCCCGTGGCGTCCAGCCAGATCACATGATTGGGGATCGACCCGCTCACCTCTCTGCGCATCAGCAGCGTCATCTTTCCTGGGCTTACGATCACCCGGTAGGGGTATTTCTGCCCCGACACCGCCGCCTCTGCCTCTCTGCGCAGCATCACCGCCGTCTCGAAAATGTGAAAATACGGCTTCTTCGCTGCCTCGTCCGGGTTGCGGATCTTGCACATGCTCTGAATATCGCCCTCCGGGATATTCACCCCCATGGCCGCGTCCAGCACATCCTGCGCCCCGCCCAGCAGATCCAGCAGCTCCGGACCCTGCACCGGGCGCGTCGTCACCTGCGCTACACTCATCAGGTTGGCCAGCACCTCGCTGAACGGATCCTGGTAATCCATCTCCGGGGGGATGATCCACTGCGCCGGGATCACCCATTCGAACAGGAACGCTGGAATGGGACTCTCATCCCCGAACAGCACGTCGAACGTCGCCGGATGTCCCAGCGTCACATGCTGATGTTGGATATACAGCACCTGCTCCGTGCGTCCCTTCTGCCGATGGTATGGGCAGCGATCGTTGATATAATCCCAGCCGCACACCCCCTCGCAGAAATCAATGCCCTTGAACCCCCGCTGCATCCAGGTATTGATCTGCTCCGTGTAGTTGCAGGTCTGCGGCTTATGTTTCTCCGGGTCCTCGCTCTGCCTGGGCAGCCATTCGTACCACGAGCCCGGATAATCGCTCTTGGCGATCACATCCGCATACAGATCATGCCGCGGCCCGGCATACCCGATGCGCTTGCCCTTCCTGGCCAGCACATCCACTGCCTCCACCGCCAGCGTGGTCTTACCTGTGCCCGGAAGCGTCTTGATCAAGAGCGCCTCCCCAGGGCATGGATCCTCCAGGTACTCCAGGATCGACTGGCGGATAAGCGCGCGTGCCTCGTCCAGCCCATGCACCGGCAAAGCCAGGCTGGGCGCCGCCACCGTGCGCAGCTTGCGCTCATACGCCAGGGGAGGCGCCTCCACAGCCGGCTTCCAGTCCAGGTCTGCCTCCCGGAGGCGCAGCCGTTCCACAAACGATACCAGTGGATTTGAATTTTCCACATCACTCTACGTTCTCAGCGTAAGAACACGATTCCAGCAGGTACAGGTCTAGCAGCTCCCGCTTGATCAGCTGCATCAACGTCCCATGTACCAGCCGTTCCCACCACGACGTGGGTTCCTTCACGCATTCCCGGATCAGTTTCAGCCCCACCTTGCACTGTGAGATGTCCCGGTTGTCCATCTCGGGTTTTTTGATCAGCAGCCGCGCCAGGATCAGGATCCAAACGTTGGAATACCTCAAATTACTCAGCATGGGCTTCCTCCAGTTTTTTCAGCAGCATCACCCCGGGGCACTCCCGACACACAGTATGGCTGGCCTCGTCGTACAGCACACAGTCCATGCACACTTCCACCGCCGCTTTCTCGATGCGCTCCTCCAGCGTCTCCACCCCAGCCTGCATCAGCATGTTCCAGTGTTCCCTGCTTCTCATCCGGCTCTCTTTCCCCGCTGCCAGGATCCCCCGCTGCTGGCTCTTGCGGAACTGCATGCGTTTGATCATGCGGATAATGGCAGACCCTGACATCTCGTGTCCCACCGCAATCCCAACCACCTTCCGCTGCATATCCACGTCGCCAATGTCTCGGATGGCCCGGATCATCAGCCCGCTGAAAGGCAGCTTGCGCTCCTGGAAATATTGCTTGATGTCCTCGGAAAATTCCAGCATGAATAGGCTGTCTGAAACAGTTGCAGGCGCACATCCGCACGCACTGGCAATCTCTTTCCCGTTCATTCCCAGCTCAGTCATCTTCCTGAATGCCTTGGCCCTGTCCACCGGGTTCATGTCCTCTCTCACCAGGTTGGCCGCCGTCGCCCGCGTCAGGCGGTCCATTTCCCCCTGCCCGTTCAGGCCCGGAGAGACCGTGGCCTCGATCTCGCTCAACCCCGCCAGCATCGCCGCTCTCCAGCGCCTCTCACCATCCACCAGGATATAACCGTCACTGGCTTCCTCCACCGCAATCGCATTGATCACACCCACCTGGCGTATGCTCTCCGCCAGCGCTTCAAGCTGTGTGGGGTCGATCTCGCTCCTCGGCTGCTGCGGGTTTGGTTTGATTTTGGTCACATCGATTTTCATGCCAGCACCGCCCGGAACATCGGCTGATAAGCATGCAGCCAGTCCCACGACATATATCCGAGCACCATCCCAATCGCACTGCACAACACCACCGCCGCAAAAACCAACAAAATACAAAATAGCAGCTCGTTGATGGATAAGTTAGTCCTCATTGCGCCACCTCCACGGGAAGCCATGTGGGATGAGAAACCACCGTCACCGGCAGCATCATCAGGCTCACCATCGGGATGCTTGCGCCTGTCGCCAGCAGGTACATTTCGGTTCCTGTGATAGCCTCATAGATCCATGCCGGCAGTTTGTCCGGGGTGATGTAGCTGTACCCGTTCTGTTCCAAATAGCGCGCAAACGATGCCATTTCGCGCACATTTGTGCTGGTTGCGTTGCGAAATTGGCTCAGATCTCGTAAAACCTGTCCATTTTCTTGAAATACCGCAAAGGCGTATCCAGACCCGCGGCTCCAGGCAAAGATAATAAGATCCTTGCCCTGCATGATAAACGTGTCACAGCCCGCGTCGATCACCGCATGCCGGATGCCGGATGCTGTGCTGTGGATCCCCACCGCCGCCGCCCCGAAGGGCAAAACTACCAGTCCCAAAAGCATCAAAATGCCCCATAACTTATTCATATCAATCGCTCCTGTCTGATTGCCGGGATGTACACGTACTTCCCGACCTTGTAGATCTGCTGCGGCTTCTCGCCGTAGCGCTTTTCAAACTTCGCCGCTGCCTCTTCCGGGCTGATGTCCTGGTAAAAGACATAGTCCATCTTTGGCAGGCTGTGAAAACTGCAATTTAGAACTTCCATGGATTTTTCCTTTCGCCCCGGAAGATGGTCAGTCCTCCGGGGCATTCAGAAAGGAGAAAAAAAGCCGCTGCCAGGGCGGCATGCCCGGCCCTAGAACGGCACGTCATCGAGCACGGTCTGCAAATCGTCGACCGGCTCCGTATATTCCTGGGGTATTCCCTGCTCCAGCAGGCCTTCCACCATGCGCTCGCGGATCATCCACTCGGCAGCCCTGCGCTCGTCCTCCAGTCCATCGATCAGCGCCTGGCAGCGCAGCATGTCCACCGTGGCATCCTCGATCTGGTTGCGCAGCGTGATCAGCACCTCATCCGCCAGGTAGGTCTTCTCCGCAGCCGCCTTGCGCTGCCCGTCATTGGATCCCGGCCAGCCGTCCGCCGGGATCAGATATACCTTGCGCCCTTCCAGGTCACGTTCCGCATGTGCCAGGCGGATCTTCGCCTCCGCCAGCGCCTGGCGCAAGGGTTTCAGGTTTTCTGGAATGTTAGAAATTCGGGGGTTCATAGGGTCCTTCCTCCATCACGGGTTCCTGCATATCAATGGGTAAAAAGCTGATGATCACATCTACCAGATCGCTGGCCGTGCTGTTTTTTACCTTACGCACCTCGATGGCCTTGGCCATGCCCTTCAACGCCAGCAGCTTGTCATAGCCGTCCCCGCCCATCACCTTGGCGATCTCGGGTAGCAGGGGGGCAAAATCCGGGTACGCAGACTTCACATGATCCCCCCACTTCTCAGGAAGCGTATCGCGGCGCTTCTCGCAGAACTCCACTGCCTTGACGATGTCGCCCTTGATGTTCTTGCTCTTGAGGATCGTTTCCTTCACCGTCTCCCATACACCCGGCCACAGCATCCATCCCAATTCGTTCAGTTCTTCCATGCTGGCCGTCTGTGCTGGCAGCGCCGCTTTTGCCGCCGGCTTATTCTCCGGCTTCGGCTCCAGCAGCTGCGGTGCGGGCTTTGCCTCCGGCAGTGCCCCCGCCATCTGTGTGGCATGCGCCATGTCCAGCTGCAGCCGTACCCAATCCGCCGCCGGTTCCAGTTTCACGTTCCACTTCTCGACCATGCTGCGCTGACCTGTGCGGTTGCCAAAGCCTGGCGTGCTCACCTGCTCGGGGACCCTGCGCAGGTTGAAAGGGATCCCGTGCAGCCCCTGCCCGTTACCGCCCCGGCTCTCGTACACTGCCTGCAGCGCCCGGCTGATGCTGAGGATGTCGTGCTTGCCGTGGGTCTCGACCGTCACCAGCCCCACATACCCCGCATATACCAGTTCCGGGATGATGATCGCCAGCCTGCCCACGGCATCGTTCAGGGGGTCGTTCTTATCGTGCCCGCCTGCGCAGGGCTTGGACCCCCGGACGTACTTACCCGCTTCCTGCCAGATGCTCATGGTCTCACCGTCACAGCGGTGTACCAGTCCGGTCGCTCCCCAGATCTCGCACCAGGTGCTGAAAGCCTCATCTGGCGTGCTGTACGCCATGTAGCAGTTGATCAGCGTGGGTTGAGACCCATAAGCCGCTGTGAATGCCTCCACGATCTCCGCTCGCTCCGAAGTGAACCTCCAGTACGGAAGCTCGCGGCCCATCTTGTCGCCCACCTTCTCCGAACCCTTGCGCAGCTTGCCAAGGTTGGGAAACTGCGCCTTAACTTCATCCGTCAATCCTTTGATCATGCCTCACTCCTTACCGGCAGTCCCAGGAACGCCTCCTGCACATTGGCATTCGCCTTGCTCACAATCGGCATGGACTGGCTCTTGACGTTCTCCTTCGCCATCGACCACAGATCCTGCATGGCCTGGTTCAGGTCCTCGTCCGGAGCCACATCTGCCCAGATCGTACAGTCCACCGTGGCGCTGTTATAATCGCCCAGGTTGAACTTCCGACCATACGTTACAGACACGGTTTTGACAACTGGCATAATTATTTCTCCTTTTGCTTGTGAACTTCCACGTGATGTGCTCTGCATAACCAGCGCACCTCCAGTGGTTTGTCATAATCCTCGTGGTGCGCTTCCACCACGGTACTGCCGCACACTTCACACGGCTGCTTTTCGATCTTCCCCGCCTTCACCGCATCGTGCACCTTGCCGCGTGCCTTGATCTCGAATAAATAGCGTTCTTTCTTGATCGCCTGGTACTCCGGCGTTTTCGAGATCCCGTTCTTCCAGCGGGGATTGCCCTCGCCCGTCCAGCGCATCCTGCTGATATTGCTGCGCTCTTCCGCCGTGCGCCATAGACCGCCATGCTGCATCTTCTGCTTCACACTCTTGCGGGACCGGCTCAGCGCCAGCCCGATCTGCTCATCGGTCATCTTTCCCCGGTTCGCCAGGATGTATTCGATCTCGCCCACCGTCCAGCGTCTCAGCGTCCTCACTTCCACACCTCCTGGTTCCACAACTGCGATAACGTCTTCTGTGCCGTGTTCAGCTTCTTCGCTGCCACCTTCAGATCCTCGCATGCTGGCCGCATCAGCTCCGGCTGGCTGCGGCTGGCCTGTTCCGCTCGCAGCGCCACCAGCTCCAGCCGCTTGCGTGCGCCTACGATCAGCGCCATCGTATCCTCCAGCACCATCCGCTCGTATTCCTGGTCAGCGCTCATTCTCGTCACGGTGCAGCTCCTCAAGCCGATCTGCGCGCTCTTTGTGATGTTTTGCTTCGATGGCCGCATCCAGCACATAACAGCCGATGGTCGCCATCCCCCCCGCTAGGATCGTCAGCCACAGCACCTGGATCACCGGGGAGGAAAGAAAATAAAAAGTCACCGGTAAAACCAGTGACAGGGTGCCCATGGCGTATGCCGCCGGGCGGGGAAGAGCATGGCCCAGCACCTTACCCCACGGAAAATAATGCTCCGCCACCAGAAGAGCGGTCGAAACCACCGGTGCGACGAGATATGCTTCGTTCACAGGAAAACTCCTTATACTGAAACTATGGACGATCTAAATTTTGGAATTCTTCTTCGATTATTTCGATACAGCCTGGGCAGCACAGTTCACCCGGATGGCAGGGGCGCTTCTCACAGCGCAGGCACACTTCCCGTTCCTCCGGTTCGAATTGCCCCGAGGGGTCAGTCACCGTGACTAGCGCCCTCATGCCAGCACCTCTGCCTTGCTCTGCACATGCAGTTGCAGCAGCAGCGCCTGGCGCTCCAGTTCATACTGCTTCTCCTGGCGCCGGGCCAGGTCCTCATGGGCTGCATGGATATAACGGTTGAAAACGTCCATCCACTCCCCCGGCACAAAGAAGTCATCCGCATACGCTGGGGCCTCGCCAAAATTGACCCAGCAGCGCCGCGCCCACAACTGCTGCTGATTGAGCGGATTGCGCAGCCAGTCACCCGTATAGACCACCAGCGTGGTCAGCGTCTGGAACGCATTGTGCAGGGGTACGAACACCTGGTTCTGCGTGATAGCGGCTGCCGTCCACTCCCCAATGCGCACCAGGTGAAACGTGCGGGGATACATTTCAAGTGTCGCCCCTACGGTCAGGCATACCTTCGCCAGTTCCAGTGCAAAGACATCGTTATCCATCACCCACTGCTGCTTCAACGACTTGAGATCATCCAGCGTGTAATCCATGCCTCACCCCGCAAACATGCTGATAAACAGAATGACCATGATGGCAATGCCCAGCGCCCAATCGATCGGTGTCATCGTGCCCTCTCGATCTGCTCGGGCTCCGAGAGGGGCATGGGAAACAATTGAGCAAACAGCCGTTCGACCGCAACCTCGATCGCCGTGGACTTTGTCCACCGCTGATGGTTGCAAATTTGATCGATCTTTTCTTGAACTTCCTGGGAAATGAGATATCCGACTTTTATATCTGCCATCGGTGCGCCTCCTGATTTACAGTTATTGTCTACGTTGTAAATAGTATACTGCGTAGATTATGAATTGTCAAGAGGGCTTTAGATTACTTTTGAATTATGTATAATGAGTAAAGTATGATTTTCCGTGACTGGATTGTGCAAAAATACAACGAATGGTCTGACTATGGCAGGAAGTCAGAAAATCAATTCGCTATGTATTTAGGTGTCAATCCAGCGACTTATAATTCCTGGAAAAATGGGACACGAGGTGAACCCAAAAGAAAGGAGATCATAGACAAGATTGCCGAGCGCTACCCCGAAGTGTACGAAGTATTGGGAATGCCGGGGCCCTCTTCTCCCTTCGACTCTCTTTCACCTACGCTGCGCTCCGCTCTGGCCAGTGCCGTATACTCAGCAGACCGGCGGATCTCCGAGATGGGTATTGACACAGATTCCCCTGAAGCCAGGAAGATCTTCAGGGAGGAATTGGACAAACACCTGGACAACTTATAACGCATGCCAGCCCCTTTCATTATGCTGTTCTATTATAGCACAACTGTTCTATTATAACCCTAAAATTAAGTGCAGGGAGGATATATATGGGAAAAGCAAAAATTACTTGTGTGAAATGCGGGCAAAACAAGACTGACGACAAGGGTTACTGGATCGAATACTTTGAGATCCGCAAGGAAATGTACTGCACAGATTGCGCCATCCCGATCTACAACGAGATTATGGCTATCCCCGTTACAACTACCTCCAATTTTGACGGGTTTCGAATCACAAAATATATTAGCGTTGAGAGCGTCGAAGTTGTGATTGGAACAGGGTTCTGGAGCGAATTTACTGGTGAATGGCAGGACGCTTTCGGTATGCGATCTACGGAGTTCGAGAAGAAAATGCAGCAAGCCAAAGCTACCGCCTTTCAAAAACTTAAAAAGGTGGCTTATGACTTGGAAGCCACTGCTATTGTAGGAGCTGATATCGACTACACCGAATTTTCAGGGAATAGAATTGGTGTGATCGTCAACGGAACACTGGTGCAACTGGAAAAGATTTAATCCAGTAGAAAGGGCACATCTGCCGAAAACACAATTTCTTAACATTCCGCAAAAATAGTCACTTTCTCATGTTATAATGGCACAGTTGTGTCCCTGTGCGGGCGGATAGCTCAGTTGGTTAGAGCACATCTCTTACACAGAGCTTTTTTCACTCATCCCCAAAACGACACGTTCTCCCCCTAATAACATAGTTATGTGCCTGTTTTTTGCGGTATTTCGCAAAAAGGAGCACATCTCATGCAATTTTCAAAGTCCCTCGAAGGCTATATCATTTCCCTGCATGCGGAAGGTTTAAGCCCATCCACCATCCGCATGTATTCAGAATGCCTGCGTAAGTTAGTAGATTTTCTACGGGATCCTGAAATAGAAAACATCACGGAAAAGAATATCCTGGATTTCCTCAATTACCGCCGGAATAAGGGAGTAACTGAATCCACGATACATGTCCAGTGGCGGGCAATACGATCATTCTGCAAATGGGCGGAGGCGGCGCTGGAGATACCCAGGCCGGATCTCAACATCAAAGCACCAAAGTTCCAGACAAAGGCGATCACCCCGTACACACAGGATGAGGTTACGCGCCTGATCCGGGCAGCTGATTCCAAACGCTCCAAGGCGCTGATCATGGTCCTGATGGACACTGGCCTGCGCATCGGTGAACTGTGCAGGCTGGTGCTGGCAGATATGGACCTGGAATCGGGAGAGGTGTTCGTAAGGCCGTTCATGTCGGGGAAGAAGTCCAGGGCCAGGACCGTGTACCTGGGGAGGACCACACGCCAGGTGTTATGGTCCTACCTCTCCACCAGGCGTTTTGCTGAGAAGACGGATCCTGTATTTACCACGCTGCGAGGCAAGGTTCTCACGCGCACCGAGGTTGCTCACATCCTGGTCAGGATCGCACGTAAGGCTGGTGTGGCCAACGTTCATCCGCACCGCTTCCGCCATACTTTCGCCGTGGAATATCTGCGCAACGATGGCGACGTATTTACCCTGCAGAGGTTACTGGGACATGCCACGCTTGAAATGGTACGCCATTACCTGACCCTGGCCGAATCGGATGCCCGCAAGGCGCACGCTCGGGCATCACCGGTAGATCACTGGAGACTGTAAAAGATAATCGTTTCATGATTTTTGTATAAATTTTATGTCCCTCAAAACTGTCTTCACGTCGGGACGGTCTTGAATTTCTGTCAATCCGTCCATACCCCAAACGATACCAGATGAGGATACACCAGAGTGTTTTTTAAGTTTATTAATTGGCGTATTCATTTTACATCTCCATTGTTGCGCTATTCTCAAACTCATTATAATTACCAGATGGATTATTGCCATACTCAACTGATAATAATTGGTTATAACCCACGGGACAACCCACAACCCACGTTGATGCCATATGGCCTGACATCGCAGTAGTTGCGTTCAACGCCGCGGCAAAACCACGCGTGGTGTTAATTAATGTGCCTACAGCGTTTAATGATTCCACCACAATACAGTATTCGCCAATAGCATCGACTGCATAAGATGCAGTATAGCCACCAATCAAACCCCAAGCAGGTAATCCACACAAAACCTCTATTATAGTTTGACCCACAATAGATACCCCCGCAAACATACGATATGCAGGTGTCGTATATGTATGACTATTAACAATATATGATTTCAGGTTCACGTGTGTACGATTATACATATTCCAAATCAGACGACTCGCAGAATAATACCGCGTATATCCAGCGGCATGAGTTCTGAATGTACCTACATATCTCCACGATGGATAATTTATTCTCGACAAATAACCACCATACCAAGCCAGTTCTCCGGACAACTGTCTTGTCGATGTTCCAGCAGCATGTGTAGCCCATACATACGGGCGCAGATTATCACCATCCAAAAACATGTCATAATTTATATCCGCAGGAGGCGCGAACGTTGTTGCGGCATCTCCTGTACTTGTAGCATTTCCTGACATTGTAATTTGTGTGTCTGAATCTATACTCACAATTGTCCTCGCCGCGCCAGCGCGAGCAGATGTTACACTCCATCCTACACAAAGTTGCGAAGTGTCGCTAATATTTGTTACAACTGGATTGCCGTTGGTATATGTTGGGCCGACAGTCGGGAGTATTTCTAACACAGTAACCATAATTTGAAAGTTTGTTCCTGCTTCAGCACCATCACTCACATTTACCAATCTTAAAATGTGTTCAGAATTAGTAAATGTTCCCGCAACGGCAGTATATGTAACCTGAACATAACCGACATTATAGGTATTAAACGTTGTTATTAAAACTTCGTCAACATAAATTGCAATTTTCCCCCTTGTCGGTGCAGCTTGTGCATAAAGAACGAAACCAGTACCAACAAATCTTATCCTTCCTTCAGCCCCTAACTCTTCGTTGTAAACCAAGCAACCATTCCTTCCAGCAAAAAATCCCCTTCCCCATCCCTTTCGTCGCGCGCTCGTATCAGTTTTTGGAGAAATCCATTCCCAGTTCCTATGTGAGCAATCATATGTAACGCCATTGAATGTTGGCATTAGCGATATTGCTGGCCCGACACAACTTATTCCTATCTGTCCTAGCGTTGGAGAAAGCGTCAACCCTGCTGAACTATTTGTATCCCCGTAAATTGAACCGCCGGGAGAAAACATAGAGTTTTCATCGCCAACACCATTCAACCTTCCCCTTGCAAACATAGGGAGTCCTTTCCCAATGTCGGCGCGTTCAGAATCTAACTGCTTCTCAATACTGCGAATCGCTGCAGCCATATCAGACATAAGTTTCTCCGCGTAGTTTTATATCAATTGTTTCTTTTCCTGATTCAACGGTAATATGGACCGCATTCACATGGCAATCCATAGAAACATTATTATATTGACCGATAATAATATCTCCATAGTTGTAATTGACTCCATATACAATCCCATTGGTGTCAACCAGGGTTCCGTCAAAGATCACTTTTGGCCTGTTTTCGTTTAGGGCATTTTTTGCCTCATCCTGCACTCTGGAATATTCCTCTGTATTCCTGGCATCCCTGAAAAGCTCCTTTCGATTAAGAACAGTCGAGGAGCTTCTTAAGGTATTTTCCACCTCAGCTAAAACCCTATCTATGCCCTCCCCTTTTCCCCCGCAATATACATAATTCTCCTCATTAACAAAATCATATGTTAGTGATGCATCCGATAAAGCTCCATTTTGTTCCGAAACCAGCAATGCATCGCTGCTGGTGCTTCCCCTATTTATGCCCCTTTGTCCGATATACGTTCGAAATTCGAGCTGCATATCAGTAAGTTTAACTACATCAAAACAAAGATAAGTTCCCAGGTTGAAGCTTGCTTCAGCGATCTCCTGTAAGACGGGAAATATTTTCTTCCACGCAAATGCCTTCGTGATAATTGGCGCTTGCGCTGCGTCCGATCGTACTGCAAGATATGTGCTGATATTTCTTGCACCTATAGCACTCGAACCGAAATTCTCTCGCATGATTGCGTTCATCATGTTATCAGAGTGTGATGTTTTGCTCGACTGCGGCGTATCTGCTGGATATGCAATAATCCTGCGATTCAGCAATTCAATAGCGGAATAAGCTTTAACTGTTGTGGACGTTATATTTCCGGATTTTTGATTTGACCAACCACGCACGAGCCATTGCGTTTCAAATTCAAGATTGAACCCACCCGCTCCTACTCGCCGATATATTTCTAATCTTCCATCCAGCATTGGGGTCATGAGTTCCTGCGGAAACGTCATTTGTAGAACGCCAATCTCATTCTCCTTCGTTGCATATTCAAGGCGAGAAAAATCGTAAATATTATCAATGAAATCTCCAGAAGGAGAACGATATACTAATAAATAATCGCTCACTGGAACCTCGCATTTGAAAGGCTGCGAATATAATTTCTGTATCTCATGGTGATATCCAAAATACTGAATGATAGTTCAATATCAACATCCGCAGCAACCGGGGTAAATGTGATGTATCCAGACAAGCCAGAGCTGTTATCGGCAATCACCACTTGAGTAGTGACAGCATTCACGCTTGCTGTATGAGCAACAAGATCTCCAGCTAACCTGGCCGCCGCTTTGTACATATTGATATGATAGAACCCCGCTCCATCTGCTACCACAGATAGGTACAACACTCCTGCGTTTGTATTAGATCGGCTTAGCCCTGTTATCAAAAATCCGTTTGCTATCTGGTTACCGCCGTCCCCAGTTATTGAGTATGTCGTATCCATAATTGCATACAGGTTTTGGTTTCCAGTATCTAATGAAAAATACGAACCTTCTTTTGACAAGTATTGTGTCAGATTGGAATAATTCGATTTCCAACGGTACTTTTCTACCGTAGACCGTTCTGATACCAATAACGGCGAGAAGAACGTAATCGCTTCTTCGTCATACACGATTTCTAAAGTTAACGGTCTCGATGATCTTGTTGCCGATGCATTATTGATGTCAAACTTTGGGAATATTGAACTTTTGTTGCTGTATGTATTTTTAACCGGGACCTGGAGGTAATTATAATTTCCAACCATTATTATCCCGCCAATTGCATCAATGAGAATATCATAACCTATTGCGAGAGAATAAGGCCCAAATGCCCTGTATGCATGTGACTTGTTTATTGCATCATTTGAATACGGAGATAAAACGTGATAAATCAAAACTTTCTGCGATATTGAATCCCAAAGTTGATATTGACCTACAATGTGGAGAAGATTTTTCTCATCCATTACCATATTCGTGATGTATCCCCTCAGATCACTAAATAATCCCTTCCACGCAGATCCATTCCACATTGCTAGATTGGTGCACGCTATTCCACCAGCAGTAGTAAATGTTCCTCCAACAAGTAGTTCCTGGTTTTTCGTAAACAGCAATTTGTATGCGATTGTGGTTCCACCAGCCAGGCCTGTCCCCAGTGCGTACCACGCTCCAGCGGTATTCCACCTGGCAATATAATTAACTGATATACCACCTGCAGTAGTGAAACTTCCACAACACCAAATATCAGTAAGATTATTTGACGTGATATCCAGGACAACTTGATTACACCCCTCACTCGCTCCCATTGCAAGAGTAGACCAGGCTCCTGTGCTGATATTCCATTTTGCAATTCTTGTAGCAGCGGCCCCGCCCGCTGTTGTGAATGCGCCCCCTGCATACAAATACGAATTGTCTGAATTAACAAATATGGTCATACAGTCACCGCCAGCCAATCCAGCGCCAAGAGCAGACCATGTAGAGGTAATTGTGTTATATTTTGCTATTTTTGCAGCAGCCCCACCACCCGCATTCGCAAAAGAACCCCCAACATACAATATTCCGTTCTTAATAGCCATGCATTGAACAGTACCATCTGTTCCAACACCTAATGCCGTCCAAGCGCCATTTGTAAATTTTGCTATTCTATTGGCTGCAACTCCGTCTATGGTTGTAAATGCACCCCCTGCATAAAGATCTCCATTCTCGTCGGTGACAATACAATAGATGGCATTATTCGTTATCCCAGATCCAAATGTCGACCATTCTCCGTCCGGAGAGATCCTTGAAATAAAAGTATGATTAATGGATTGATTATATTGTAACGCTCTAGCATATTCTCCATCAATCCAAATAGAATCCTTGTCGAACGCTGTAAACGTCAGTATGAGCTTTTCCCCGTTGAGGTTGTCGTAGGTTCGTTCCAGGCCACCATCATAAAGACACTTGATAAAAACTTCATCCCCAATTACTTTTCCGCAACCATCTTTTTCTTGAAAATGAAGTAATAATGGTTGACGATACGGAGTCAGGTCATGCCTGAATGCAGTTTCCAGCTTGTATCTTGCATCGCTCAAAAGCAAATTAGTTTCTTCGATGACGTCCCCAATAAGTGTGAAACTTCTCACATTGTTGATTGTGTTTTGATAATATGCCCCGCCCAAGTTTGAAGGCAAACTGTAATTCGTAACAGGTGCAAGACCTAACCCCATTGAACCTAAAAGATTGAATTTATAATTTTTCAGATTTATAATCCTTCCACCAGATCTAGTTGTCGCAGTTCTGAAGGATGTACTTCCATGGTATGTTCCATTCCATCCATATGCAGTCTCCCCAATGACAAAACCTTCCAGATCACCATCACAATATGTGGTTGGGTACGGCTTATTTTCACACTGCCACCCATCCACATAAAACGGTCTCACATCAGCATTCGCGTCCTGGACAATGTATAACCTGCGAGCCGCCCCGGCGGTTTCAAAATAGGTGATACTGACTCGCTGCCAGTATCCGTTAGCCTGGAACCGATATGGACTTCCCAGCCTGACCGCGGCAGCACTGGCAAAATAAAGTTCATACCAGTGGCCGGCCACTCCATGAATATCAATGCTGAACGTGTAGGATTGACCGGTGACCAGCGTAACGGTGCCAAAATAAGCGCCAGAAGCGACGCCAGCTGCTGGCGTGATCTGTAACGAATACGACCCTCTCCGTTGATCAGTATTCACCCTGGTTATAGCAGCTCCAGCACCGACCGCTGTATATCCTGTTGCATTCATTTCAAACGATGGATTGGTCACCATGTTTTCTGTTGCTTCCGGGATCACCACGGAAAACATATCTGGTAGATAAATTCCGTTGATAACGTCAACTTCGCTCTGGTAGATGGTCATGATAATAGCCTCATCATTTCGAAATCCTGAACGACAGCCCCACTTGACTGCACAGTATTCACGCTCAGGTTATAGTTCTTTGTACTCATCTGTGCCATTACACCCCGCATCGCAGATGCGACCGCATTAGCTATACCTCCTTCGAAGCTCTCCGGAGAAGGATAGATATACCCGTTGCTGGACGGCACGAACACTTCCGGCCTGCCCATGTCCCCCACGATGCTCGGCACCCCTGCCTGCACGTTTCCGCCCTGGGCAAAATTCTCCAGTACATATTGCTCGGTTTGCCCCACCGCTCCGCCGGTCGATGTTGATGGGGTATACCCCATTCCAGCCAACCACACATCACCGGTAGCACGGAAATGTACACGTACGTCTACTCTCTTGTTGTACAGGCTGTCGATGGCACTGGTAGTTCCACCAATTGATCTGGCAGCCATGTCAGCTGCATCGCCCGTCCCCATCAGGGTCTCGCCGAACTCCTGCATTTCCGGCCTGGTGTTCAAGATGGTCTCGTTTTGCAGCTCCAGCGCTTGCCGTGCGGCCTCGATGCTCTGCGCCGCCTCATATTGAAATTGAGGTGCTTCACGCATCACATCGTTATAGTCTGACAGTGAGTTCTTTAAAGCCTCCTGCAGCCGGTTGGTTGTTTCTACATCCTGTCCAAGACTCTGCATCGAGGAAGTGAAATTGTCCACATTAATCCCCCCCTGGACGAAGGCCATCGAGAGTTCCTTTGCGCGGATCGCCGCCGTGATCTCTGCATCGCTCAGCCCCATCATGCTCGTTCCTACCGTGTACAGTGCATCCTCATAATCTGCCTGGGTGATTGTTCCGTCCGCCAGCGCCTGGTTGAGCGCGTCCAGGGTTTGCTTGGCAATCTCGGCCTGCGATAGGTGCCCAATCGCCACCGCCACCCCCTCCAGCGCTATGCCTGCATTCGCCGCATCTGTTGCGATCCCAGCCAGTCCAAGTATGTACTCTTCGTTGCTGTCATACGCCAGGTCTGTAGCTTCCTTCGCCGCGGCTAACTGCTCGTTATATTGGGTCATTTTGAAGGCATCTGCCTCCTGCTCGAGCTCCTGCATAGCAATATTTAGATTATTCGCTCCTGCCGACAATGCCGGCATTGCCCCATTCTTTACCTGCTCGGTGTATACCTCCTGCTGCGCAAAAAAGCGCGCCGTAGCATTCGCTACATCCGTCATAGCGGGTAGTAGTGCCATATGGATGCTCTGTTTCACACCCATCATGGCGTCATTCATATTATCGATGGCGATCTCGTACTCCCTGGCAGATTTCACACCCTGCGTCGAGAAAGTAATACCCATTTGCCGTGCAGATAGCCCAAGTTCACGGATGTTTTTCGCCCCTTGCTCCATCAACGCACCCATCTCGGCTCCGCTCCTGCCAAAGTTATCCATCAGGAACTTGGTTCTTTCTAACCCGGGGGCCAGCGTCAGATACTCATCGCTCAGCCTGGCAATGCTGTCAATGCTGGGATCCACACCTTTCCTCACTGCACCTAGCATAGCCGTTTGGAGGCTTTCAAACGATATGCCCATGTCATCAGCAGCTTCGATCAGCATACTGGCTTCCTCCGCCGTGGATCCAATCGCCCGTGCCAGATCACGCACATCCTTCGCTCTATCCACCGTAGGTTGCACTGCTTTTTCTAATTCCTGAAATGCTTTCGCTGCCCCAATCACACCAGCAGTAACAATGGCAAACGGAGCTGCGGCTGTTCCAATCCTCACCGCTGCTTCTGCAAATTTTGCCGTAGCTTGTTCGGACATTCCCAGCTTTTTCATGTAGGTTTCAACGCCTTTTTTAAAGTCGTTGGTCTCAAACACGGCCTGCAGGCCGATCTTTTCCAGTCCCATGTTCCTACTCCTTTACCTTCGCATCCCAGGCCCGCATCTTCCCCAGCGAGATCACGTACTGCGTCATCAGCGCCCGATCCTCGGCGCTGGCCGCCCAATATTCGCTCGGCAGCAGCCCCCACTCATGCGCCGTGTGCACATCCCCAAAGGTCTGCGAGTGGCTCCACGGAGATCCCTTCGTTTGCAGGCTCTCAAGTGGTACGCCCTTCCAATTGATCGCGAAACATTTTTCCGGCTTCGACCAGCGCCTCCGTGTCTACCAGGCTTAACCGGTCGATACCGCTCAATACCGCCAGCACGTCGGTCATCGTCGCCAGGCTCTCCTCGATGTACTCCGCCGCCTCGCGTCCATCCGGTGTTTCTACCTCCACCCCCTGCCGGACATACAGGCGCACCTTGCGCCGGAAATACTCCGCTTCCGCCGCCTCCAGCTTCTCCTGGTATTCCTCCCAGGCTTTGTGCTCCGCTGGCGTTTGCAGGCTGCTCTCATCGTGGTAGATATGTTCCACCTCGCCCCCCGCAATTTCTCGGTCATAATGCGGTCGTTCCGGCCAGGCGATCCCCGCCCCGATGCGGTTGATCAATGCCGGGTGCACGGCTCTCAGCCGCAGTACCTTTCCCGTGGTGGTCTTATATTCCAGTGTTTTCATGCGCTCTCTCTCCATAAGGGTAATCCTCCCGCCTGAAACGGGAGCGCAGCGCCCAGGCCGGGAGGATTACCAGATCCAGTAGTATTGTGCTGCGCTCCCTTAATAAACTTATTCAGCCGCCATGATGATCGTACCCGTGGCTGCGTTCACCAGACCCACGGCCAGCGCCAGGTTCTCATGCACCGCCCAGATCTCGTTCATGCCGCTGTTGGTGGGTGTGGTCAGGGCTTCCCAGGTGTACCCACCGTTGATGGTGCGCAGGATGGTTCCTACCGGGGCTGCGCTGTTCACCAGCATCCAACCCACGTACTCGCCCAAGAAGTGCAGGTCTTTCACCTGCCCCACGCCCGAGCCGGTCCAGCCGCTGCGCTGGGTCCAGGTCACACCGAAATCATTGCTGTAGTACAGCAGACCGGTAGCCGTGCCCACCCATAAGCGGTTGGGGGCGTTGATCTCGCAGGTGTTCAGCGCCGGTGCTGCGGCAATCGCCGTGGCTGCTACCCAGTGGGCACCACCATCACGTGTCACAGCTACCACACCGGCAGCTGCGACTGCAATACCATAATTGGCGTCCAGGAACTTCACCTGGGTATAGGCACCCGCCGTGATCACGCCGGTCTCCTGCGCCGTCCAGGTCACACCGCCGTCCGCCGAGAAGTAGATATACCCAGCAGCTCCTGCCAGCCAGATATGCTTCTCGTCCAGGGCGAACAGCCCGCCACCCTTGGTCACACCGTGTCCGGCTGCCGCCCCGCCGATGTTGACGGTCGTCCAGCTCGTCCCGGCATTATCCGAATAGCCCACCATGCCCTGTGCGCCTGCCGGTGCTTCCATGCCTGCCAGCCAACGCCGCCCGCCGGAATTTCCGTAGGGGAACTGCACGATGGCCATGACTGCCTGCGATACCGCAAAGGGATCCGCAGCGCCGGCCGCCCAGGTCAGTCCGCCGTCGGTGGTGAACAGCACGTCCGCCGTGGCTGCGCCCACATGATCGCAGGCAATCGCCCCGATCTTGCCCTTGCTGATCGTCTCTCCGCACTCGCCTGCGCAGCGCGTGTCCGTGTTGAAGGTCACGTCGTACAGGATCGCCGCTGAAGCGGTCGGCATGCGGTCGGGGGTCAGGGGGGTCACCCGGAAGAACGAGCTGCGCCAGGCCGAGAAATCGGCCTTCAGCGTGGCTTCGTCGTCTGCCTCGCGCTTGGCCAGGTTGCTGTAGGTGCGTCCCTCACGCCGGGCATCACCCAGGATGGTGGCCACATCGTAGGCGCCGAAGGCTCCCTTGCGTCCGCACACGCTCTGGGTCACATACACCCCCAGGCGGCAGTTGCCCAGCCGGTCCAGCCACGAGCGCACCTTTTCGCTCAGCACGGTCACACTTGCGGTCACCTTGTCCGGGGCACTGACCTTCTCTCCCACGGTGATGAAATCTCCGTTGATGTCCCTGCAGCGAATCGGTTCCACCGCTGAATCGGGCACCGCCAGGTCATCCATGTCCGAGCATTGCCCCAGGGGAAAGACATTGGTGTTCGGACCGTCCGGCTGTACCCACACTTCTCCATGTTTTGCCGTGAATACGGTATTTGCCATTATTTACCTCCTTGATAATCGGCTGCAATTTGCAGCAGCTTGCTCAGTTCAATCGAGAGCATGGCGTTGATCACGCCGATGGCTTTCTTCTGGTTGCGGTACAGGTCCTCTCCCGTCCACAGTCCTGCCGTGCGCAGTCCTTCCGCCAGCATGGAGGGTGTCACGCTGATAGACGTCAGTTTTTCCCAGGGAATGCCGTATTCGATCCCGGCCTCCAGTACCAACTCATCCACGCTGCCGGATTTGACCTCGGACGCGGGGATGGTGACGCGCCGCAAGCCAGCCTTGGCTTTCCATTCCACCAGGGCGGTCTTCTGGTTCTGCTCAATAACGGTAACTTTAATTGCCTTTGTTTTTTCGTCCATTTATCCTCCGTGTCCGGATGCCTTTGCTGCCTTTCGCATGGCATATTCCATACGCTGCTTGAATCTCGGTTCCCATTTCTGTCTGATCATCTTGTCAAAATGGCGTGCCTTTGTCCCGGGGTGATGAACTTCCACCGGGTACACCATCTCTCCTGATGGACCACCAGCAGTGGATCCTATAACCCCAGGGCTTGTCTTAGCCCTGTATGAGCCCGGGCCTGCCCACTGGAACGCCAGGCGTTTTCCATTTTTCGCCCGGATCACATGCGGCCTGGTGCCTTCGTCCACATACCCGAAGATCTTATCGTCGGTGGATACCATCGCAGCCAGGTTCTCGCTGACGTCAGTTTCCACTTCAAATTTCGGCTGGTGTTCCCACGTGGCTGTGGTCTTTTCGAAATCAGCCTGGATCTCCTTACCGACCTTTTCCACGGCGGCTTGCAGCTCGTACCACATGGCGGCACTTCGAAGTTTTGCTGCTTTGATCTGCTTGATCACGATCATGAAATCACCTTGAACACAGGAAGTCCATCCTCAAACGTAGACAGCAAACCAGGCGCATCACGTATATCCACATATCCGAGTGGTTTATCCATGCCAAATGTGTATCTGGCTCCGGTCGCAGTCCCGGTGAAAACACCGGTCTCTGAAAGCATCCCCAGCCCTGAGTATCTCATCAGAACCAGCTCCGCTTCTCCAAGCAGTACCTGTTCGGGTTTTTGAACTGCACTGCCGCGATATGTACGAGTCTTCTGGCACACATTACGGCGTCCTCTGATTGGCGTTGATGATGATCTCTGCCGTGGTCCATTCGGTCAGCGATTGTTCCACACTTCCGATGGCCGGGTATTCCGACCCCGTGTATCCGCTGCACAGTTCGATCTTTCCCTCCCGGATCAGGGTGTACTGGTTATTCAGCCATTCAAGCCACATCTGCCGTGCTTCCTGCGAGAGTTTGTTCCCGCATGGGCAGTTCTGCAGTACGGCAGCATCGATAATGTTCAACTTCTTGAGATACGCGGTTGCCCACGATGCCAGGGTGCAGCTGCATGCGCCCACGCTGGCCAGCGCTGAATGCACGTCGCTGGCGGCTATGGTCAGGTACAGGTTGATCTTGGCCACCACGTCCGGGTCGCTCAGGTCCATGTCCGAGCACATCATTTCGTCATATTCGGCTGCGCTTGCGTAGGCTCCACTGCATGCCATGGTTATTCTCCGGGCCGGTCACACAGGATGTGCGGACCGGCCCAAATTAAACTATGTCGCCGGGTTGACGGAGATGCCGAACCCGGTATTGGGCACCGGCTCAGCACTCCAGATATGGGTCAGGGTATCGGCCACCCCGGTGCAGCCGACGAACTGATTCTTCCCTCTCAGGATCGCCTGGTGAAAGGCAGCGCTGCCATCGGCAAACGCATTGGTGATGGCTGCCCCGGCTGCTCCGCCTGCGGTCATGTTGAGGTTATCGAACAGGCAGTCTTCGAACTGCGTCACCCATGGCACCGAAGTAGCCGAGAAGGCCGCCAGGAATTTCCCGGCAGTCACCGACCACGAGAGGAACTCGCACTGGATGAAGCGGTTGCGGTAGCAGGTTGCTCCGCTGATCACCAGCTCGGCATTGGCTGCCGCGCGGATGATGGTCTGCAAGCCGATGGAGCAGCGCACGAAAACGTTTTCGCTGCCGGTCACGGTCAGGGAGTAGCTCCCCGCTCGGGCTGCGGGTGTGGCATGCGCCATGCCCGCGAAGAAGCAGTTTTCAAAGTAGTTGCGGCTTCCGCTCACGGTCACGGCCCCGCTGTCGGTGTTGGCGTCGCTGCCGTTGTACCATTGGATGTTCTTGAACTCGCATCCGCTGCCGCTGATGGTCATCACGTTGCCCAGGTCAGCCGTATCCGGCGCCACCAGGCGCACACGCTGCCCTACGCCTGGAATGTCCGCCGAGACGCCCACCAGGTGGGTGAAGCTCTTGGACCAGGTGAAAGCTGCCGTGATGGGGTACTGGGTGTTCTGTCCGATCACCGCTACCACGTCGTTCTGCCCGTCGGTGCATTTGGTGTATGCCGCCAGCACGGTCGAGAGGGGATAGGTCGGATCGGTGCCGTCGTTGTTATCGCTGGCGTTAGTGTCCGAGCTGTTCACATAGTACACGATCCCACGCGGCACGGTACGGATACCCAGGGGGCTGTCGCTCCCCTTGATCCCCCACTGGCCGGGGTAGAAGGGTGTATGTTTGATAATAGGTTGTTCGAGCATTTAGTTACCTCCTCATTCTTGAGGTCGATCCCGTCTCCAGCCCTTGTCGGTGGAAATGGCGACCGGCGCTGTGTTGTAGGCGGCCAGGAAGGCCTGCGCCTGCTTGAGCTGCTCGTAGGAGAACATGGCCGGGTTCTTGGCCCTGCCCTCCACGATCTCTTTCGCCTCTGCTACGGTCATCCCGCCGTAACCGGCGGATAACAGGTGTTCCATCTCCGGAGTTCCGGGCTTGATCACGGGTGGTTCATATTTCTTGGTTTCTTTTGCTGCCATTTTTAGCGCTCCTGTTTTTCAAATGGTTTTAGGTCTAGGGGGTGGTTCCCGAGCTGTAGTAGATGCCGTGGAAATCTGTGATCCCCACGTAGGTGGTGTCATCCCACCCGCCAATGATGTCGCCCACGCCGTACTCGATGTCGCCGGTGGCGAAGCTGCCCATGGTGAACTGCGAAGGGGCGCTTCCGGAGATCATCTCCACGTCGCTGGCTTTCTTGTAAACCCACGGACCCGGTACGCCGCGCAGGCGTGCCACGGTCACTGCCGGGATCTCGCTGGGATCTGCGAAAAGGTACCAGGGAATGTTGGCGCCGGCGAAGGCGATGTAGGGATCCACGTGCACGCCGTTGATGAAGCGGGGCAGCACGTTCTTATCGTTGGTCGCCACACCGGCCATGAGAATGCTCTCCAGCACGGTGGCAGCCTGGATTTGCAAAACAGCCGGGATCACCAGGTGCAGGCGGTTGATCTGGATCGGCTCGCCAGCCGCATCGGTGCGGTTGGTCATGGCATTGATCCCGATCGCCAGGTTGGCTGCGGTCAGGCGTCCGGTCCCGGCATAGGCTGCGCCCAGGGCGATCAATCCGGCCTGGCTGGTGGCGTTGTCATACAGCGCCGAAACGAAGCTATCCTCGAAACGCAGAGCAGCCTGTGCCATGCGCATGGGGGTCTCCTGGATCTCGCCCAGGTCGTCGTTGAGGATGGTCTGCCAGCTCACATCGAACTGCCGCCCAAACTCTTCAACGCCATATTCCACCTTGCTGGCTGCTACGTAGGTAGCTTTGGCTTCGGCTTTTTCCCGCCGTCTCAGCAGGGTGCCGGGGTTGCTCATGCGGAAACGTTTGACGTCCCGAAAATCGGGGGCTTCGTCAGCATAGGTGTAGGCTCTCCACGACCCCGACTTCATGTTGTAAGCCTTGTAGAACATGCGGCTCAACGCGTCGGTGAAGTAGGTGGAAAAATGGGCCGTGGTCATGGCCTCGGCAAAGCGGCCCGCCGGGTCGGTCGGGTCTGCCCGGCGCAGTTCGCGCAGGGCGGATACGCGCCGGTCGGTCTCGCCGGGGGCTGCGCCGTCCAGCACTGCACGTTCGGCGATGATCAAATCTTCGAGCATTTTGAAAATGGACATGGTATTTACCTCCTATGCTCCATGCTGCATGACGGCCTGTTCCCAGGTATTGCCAGCAGCGCCGGCGGCCTTGGGAAACGTGTCGTTTTCGTCGGCAGGCACCACCCACCCAAAGAGGGTGTTGGCTGTGCCCAGGTTGTTGAGGGGACTGGTCGAGAGATAACATCCGGCGGGCATCGTGGCACTGTCGTCGTAATAGACCGCATCGCCAATGTCGAGCGTTCCCCATGTGTTTTCCACGCCGCCGTTATAGGTCAGCACGGTGCGCACATTGTGGCGGTATACCATGCCGGGGGTGAAATCGATCACGGCAATGGAATCTGTCGCATCGATGGTCAGTACTGTGCCGTTGAGTTGCGATCCGGCAGTTCCCAGTACTTCAGCCGCTTCGGTTTCCGTAGGCGTGGCGTTTACCAGACTGGCGTATGGGATCTCCCAATGCCGGACTGCGCCCTCACTGGATACTTCGTAGTTGGAATTGATGGTCATGTTGCAAACCTCCTATTTCATGTACTTGGAAATGACTTCGTCTTTGCGCTTCTCCACCAGCTCGGCGGTGTTCTCCGGCTTGGGTGCGCTTTCGGCCATTCCGAACGGGCGTCCGCTCCCCGTGAGCTGCTTGATGTACTCACGTTCTTTGGCGACAGCCTCCTGCAATTCCTTGGCGTCTTTCCAGGTCATCCCTTCCAGGCGCACCCTTGCAGGTTCGGGCAGATTGGCCTCTGTCAGCAGTTTCACAGCCTCAGCCGCAGCCAATACCGCAGGCGCAGCTTCGGTGATCTTCACCGGTTCAGGAGCCGGTGCGTTTTCCTGGGTCTTTGTGGTTTCCCCAGCCTGATTCTTTTCTTGTTCCATGTTTCCTCCGTTTTCGGCTAAACTAAGCGCCTTGCCTCCGGCTCCGGCGCGTGTAACCCAATCCACCGAGCTGACCTCGGTGATGCTCTCCACCGTTCGCCCCTTGCGACCTCCTGCTTCGAACGGCTTGGCCGATCCGCTGGCCAGGATGCTGCACTCCATCTTTTCCAACAGCCCGGCAGCCTTGAGGTTGCGCACTCTCTGCGCAAATCCCGGATCATGTACCGCCACGCGTGCCACCGGCGCACCGTCTCCAGTGAAGCCTTTGATCTCCTGGATCGTGCTCACCCAGTTGCGCGTGGTCTTGTCCGCTCCGTGGTCGCTCTCATACATCTTCGCCCCCACGAACTTCTCCGCATGCTTCGCCAGCATCTCCCGCGGGTAAAAGTTGTTGTCACGTGTGTTTCCCCAGCCAGGGCGGATGATCTGCACGTCCATGTACAACAGATCCGGTTTCCCCGCTTCCGCTTCGGTCACTTCGATAGCTTCCTGGGCGAACGATTCGGCCATTTCCACCAGCCCGTTACTCTCCGCAGGTTCGCTGAACATGGTTTCCATCACGCGTATGAACTCACCCCACAGCGTCTGCATGGCGCTCACCTTGTCGGTGACCATGGCATCATAGGTGATGTTGTTCAGCAGCCCGATGAAGTCATCCACCGTCTCGGACAGCGTCCGGGCTACTTCGTCCGCCTCACGCCTGGCTTCCAGGTCGGCGAAGGTCTTGATGTTGTACGGCACGTATCCCTCTTCGATGGGATCTTCTGCCGGGATTGGTTCTGTCATAGTCTCCTCCTGTTTTTCCTTCGGCTCGCGCTTCACCCACTTACCCTTGCGCACCGTGTGCTGCTTCTTGAACTGTGCAATGGCAATCGGCCAGCCTTTCTTGTCCTCGCCGATCCCGTCGGCAACCTTGGCGATCTCGTTGGCCTGTTCCAGGCTGATCCTGGGGCGAATGCCCTTGAGAGCGGGATTGATGTCGGTCAGTGATTTGTATGGCATGTCCGGCTCCTATGCGGCATACTCATGGATCCCCACCAGGAAATCCACGGTGGCATTGTCGGTGGCACACTTCGCCTGGATCCAGACCTTGGTACCCGCCGCCACTCTCGGCATGATCACGTCGATCGGGTTCCCCGTCGATTTGTTGGCCGGGGTGACATTGGTAGCTACTGGCACAATGCTGTACTGCCCCGCAGCCACAGCATCCGCCATGTTTCCCGATCCATACACGATACGCAGGATGTAAGGCGTGTCCACCGAAAATGCGGTCATGAACAGGCGGTGAATGTCAAATTTGACCATCCCCACCCGGTAAGGCGTATCATCGGTTCCCAGCACCTGTGCCTCATCGCTGGCGTCTGCGCCGTACACGCCCGCCCCGGAAATGGACCTGAACGGTGTAAGGCTTTCCGCATCCGCCCAATCGGTTGCAGTCTGCACGGCTTTCTTGCCGAACCACTCCTCCCGGTTGTGGAGGTGATGTTCGATCTCCACGGTCTCTGCCAGTACATCGGAGAGTACCGAAGAGGTCTCAATGCTTGGGTTGGTCAGTTTCATGCGAACCTCGCCTTCACGCCCAGCGTGCCGGGTGCGCCCACGTTTCCGCTTTCACGGCACGTCACGCGCAGCCGTTCCACCGTCCCGTCCAGCTCCACCGGCCCAAAAACGAACAGCTCCGCTCCGGCTGCCGTGGCCTGGTAGGTGATGTACTCCCGCTGTTCCCGGCTCTGGCTGTCCGCACCCGCTGCCAGAACTGCCGGAGCATACTGGCTGGTCTGATGCCAGTTCGTCCCGCTGCTCTCCGGGCTGACTTCGATCTTGAAATCGCAGGCGCCTGCCGCCCCGCCTCGGGTGTAGGTGAGGTACAGCGTCACGCGGCTGAACCCAGGGCAGGCCAGGTCTATGGGTGTGTCCCATGCCCCGGCTGCGGGCAGGGCTGCTGCAATTTTGGCTACCTGCTGGTCTAAATACGTTCCTGAAATCGGATGTTCCATGCTCACCTCGGTTTAAAGCAAAATACGCCGTCCCTCCAGACACGACTCTGGAAAAACGGCGCAGTGGCTCACGTGAAGGAATATTCGGTTAGAGATATTATAGGACATTTCTGTCATTTTGCAATACCTCAATCAATACGCTGGCATCCACCCGCACAAAGCGGTCGCCGCGCTCATAGGCCCTGCGGCGGTCTTTGTCGCAGAACTCGATCTCACCCTCCACCATGCGCAGCGGCAGGCGAAAGTCATCGACCCAGATGAAGCCCATGGCGTCGATGTAGATATCGCTCATATCACCGCCTTGACGAAGAAGCTGATCTCATCCGACGTCCACTTTCCTGCCGGCATCTCCACATGCCACTGCCGCACCCAGGTGCCGTCCATGTCGATGTCGCCCGCCTGAAGCGTATACTGGATCCTCCCGTCCGCCCCTCCCGTCTCAAATACTGCTGTCCTGGTGAAGCGTGTCCCATTGGGTCTCTGGAAGTACACGTTCAGCACCGTGGCTGTGGACACGTTCACAGGCGTTCCAAACTGGTCCACCACCGTCGCATTCAGCTCTGTGCCCGTGTCACCCTCGTGAATATATCCGCTCATCGTATGGCCTCCTCCTCGATCTCTGTCATGAACGAGATCAGATCCTCTGTGCTCAATCTCAGTACTGCCCGCTCTTCGTAACCGGTGATCCGCAGCAGCACATCCTCTGCGCTCAGCGTGATCCCAGCCGTGTCCTCCGCCTGGCGGAAGATCACCGCCGCATCTTCGTATGCCTCCGGCGCAATGGGCGTTGTCACCGTTCCCGAGCTTGTGCAGGTTGCATCCGCCAGCGTCACGTTCAGCGTCCCCATGATCTCAGTGGACACCGTGCCGTCCGCATCCAGGGTGGCATCTTCCAGCGTTTTTAGGAACGTTCCGAATACCTCCAGCCTGGCGTCTGCCTCCAGGGCGGCATCCTCAAGTGTCCTGGCCAGGCTTGCGCTCACGTCCACGCGCCCGTCTGCGGCCAGCGCGGCATTCTCCAACGTCCTGGTCATGCTTGCGGTGATATCAACTGTTCCCAGCGCACTCAGGGTGACGTCTCCCAGTGTCTTCGCCAGGCTGCCCTGCACCTCGCTGATACTGGCTGCGATTAGACTGGCATCTTCCAGCGTCTTGCTCAGGCTCCCGGAGATCTCCGCCTGCCCGCTGGCGCTCAGCGTGACATCGTCCAGGGTCTTGCTCAGCGTTCCTGTGATGCTGGCTGTGCCCACCGTCCCGTCGCTCTCCAGCGTGGCATCCTCAAGGGTTTTTGTCAGGCTCCCTTGAATCTCTGTTTGGGCATCGCTGTCCAGAGTTGCATCCGCCAGGGTCTTGCTCAGGCTTCCCTGGATCTCGGCTATTCCCACAGAGGAGAGGGTCACATCTGCCAGGGTTTTGCTCAGCGACCCCCACAGCTCCTTCGTCCCGTCCGCATCCAGGGTAACGTTGTCCAGGGTCTTGGACAACGTGCCGTAGATCTCTTTGATACCATCCGAGTCTAATGTGACATTGGCAAGAGTTTTTGACAGTGTGCCCGTTATATCAATCTGGACTGTAATGGAAGGCGTGTCGGTGTATGTGGCGATTGCAGAAGTGCTGTCGTACACGCGCAGGGTGATTGTGTCACCATGCGCGACATACGTTTTATCAATCTGCAAACAATACTCAACCTCGAACAGATATCCAGCACTGCCCGAATTGGTTGCCCCTGCGCTTTCGCACATGCCGTTATTATCAGTAACAAATGTGCCTGTACCACCTGTTAACTGGCTTGTACAATCATCGCCCTGCGCGAAGTTAGAGGATGTAGCATACTTTACTGCCTGACCTGAACCAATCGCAGTATAAGCACCACCATTCTTTGAGTAATACAGATTCCAAGTTTTACTAGTCCATGCGCGTGAATTTGTTTCATCTATCCTGAACCGAACGCGAAAATTCGTATTGACAAGTTGCGTCCAATCAGAACCCTGCGTGGCAATCCAAGTCGCGCCTGTCTCATTACCATCATCAAGCCGTCCTCGAAAAGTGACTTGAGTAAATGATGGGTTAGTCACAATGCTCCTCTAACGCACCCCAAGCAGTCCGCGGGGGAAAATCAGGGTCATAATTGGCGCGCTTCATCGCTGAATACCAGATACTATTTTTTACCGTTCTTCCGAACAGCACGCGCTTTCTTCCGGGTTGAGCGAGATAATCAATCATGCCGATATAGTCAAAGCACCACCAGCGATTGTTATTCTCGTCCCAACAATAATAGTCCTTCGCCGTGACAAGTCTACGTCCATGTTCTTCGTCTTTTTCCACGATGACGAGAATACCAAACGCGGGCGCACAGAATGGGTCGCCATCGTAGGTATTCCCTCCATCGTAATAAATCCGAAAATCAGGCATTACCGTCCGTCAGCGTGAAGGTGGTGATCGTGATCTGCTGCCCCGCCACTACCACGTTGTTATCCAGTTCCATGTCACCGCCACCACCGGTGATAGTCACCGACCCCTGCAGCTGGCATGTTGTTCCATCGCTCTTGTACAGTCGGAAGTGAGCAACTGTCCCTGGATTATCCGCACTGGTATCCTGCCAGGTGCCGCTCTTGGCCTTCTGCCCGCTTGCCGCTGCTGCCATCCAGTCAGACGGAAGAGTCATCGTAGCAACCACCGTACCGCTATCAGCCGCCGCACAGTTCGCAGGTTGAGCACCCGTTCGCAGTTTCAATACCGCATCAGTCCCGGTGTTGCTTTCGATGGCGTCCAGTCTGGCGTTTCGTACGCCTTCAGAAAATTGAATGGTCATGTTCTACTCCTTGTTCACTAATCTCTTGGGATGTCCCCGCAGCGGCTTGTTGCCGTCCGCGGTCAATTCACATTGGCATTGAAAACCCTTGCAGCTCAGGGAAGGTGACTGCGGTCTCCAGCCCCACTTTTCCCACACACTCGCCCGGTAGGTCTTGCCGTTCGCCCACTGGCAGTCCTCGCAGTGCTTTTCCGTTCCGCCAAAATGCCAGGTCAGGGGCAGATCTGTCCCTGCCATCATCAACGCCCGGTTGCGGATGTCGCGCCAGCGGTTCACCCACAAACCCAGCCGGGGATACAGGTCTCGCAGAAGCCCGCCGCTGGCCTTGTTATGCTCCATGATCCACGCCCCCAGCTCATGAATATAGGCATACTCGGACAGGATCGCCGCATCCAGCGCCGTCATTTCCTCCTGGGTGCGGTCTGCCCAGTCCACACCGGCGGCTGCCATGCCCTCCCTCCACGCCTGAGTAAGGTAGCTGTCGATGCTGGCCTGCATGCTGGAGGCGAAATCCTCGATGGTGATCTTGCTCGACCATAAGCCGTATACCGCCGGCCTCAACGAGCTCTCGTACTGATCTGCGCTCTCTGCCATTTCTGCCGCTCCTGCTGGATTGATGATCTCGTCCACATTTCCCACGCCTACGGTTTGTAGCGCCACACGCATGATCTCGGTGGAGATGCCCGCCGCGGTCTCGGTGGGGATCAATCCGGCGTTGGTCATCTCCACCAGGCTGTTTCCCACTTCGGACAGGTCGGCAATGTTCACGCTCACCACGCTGTCCGTGCTCACATGGGCTGCGTAGGTGCTGTACTTGCCTCCCCCGTGCTTTTCCATCATCGTCAGCACGATCTCGACCATGTCTCGGAATACGCTCGCCCAGAACTGCTGGTAGCGGTTGAATGCCCGCATGATGGGGGTTTCCATGGCGCTGGCTGTCGCCAGGCGGAAGGCTTCTCCCCGTCCCAGGTAATGCGGGAACAGGCGTCCCGCCAGTCCTGCCTGTGCCAGCAGGGGCGATCCATCCTTCTCGGCGTCGCTGGCGCCGGTACCCATGGGCATCCGCGTGCGCTCAGCGCCTTCGTTCTCCAGCCATGTCGATCCGGCCACGGCTGCCGGGTTGGTGTCCCTGCCGTAGGATGTGGGGCTTGTCAGGCTGCTCTCCAGTCTGGACTTGATGTCGTCGATCACTCGCTGCCCGCCCTTGACCTTGATCTTCTCGTTGTACATGGCTGCCTGCCTGGCGACCGCCGCCCGGTCCTGCAGAAAGTTGCGGTAGGCTCGCGACCATGGCGCCCCGGCAGTCATCAACGGCCAGCCGCGTCCATCGATCAGGCGATAGCCACAGTGCAGCATGACCACGTCCGTTCCCACCTGCAAGTCATTCACCCGGTCGGCAATCACTGCCCCGCTAGATAGCTCTGCGCGCTTGAGGTCAGCATCCGCTGCCTGCCAGTCACGGTAGTAGATGGTGTGCATCTCCAGCCGTTCATCCTGGTACTGCCGTTCGTAGTACAGCACCCGCCCGCTGTCCTGAG